AGCAGCCAGAAGTCAGTGTTGAAGACGCTGAAGCCGCTGTTGAGATTGCGGATGCTTTGGATCGTAAGGACGTTCCAGAGATCACGCATCGCTCAAATGCTATGGAAGCGAAGATCGTTGACGATAAGAAGCGCACTGCATTTATTGCGGTGTCTTCTGAGTCTCCAGTTGGCCGTAGTTTCGGCGATGAAATCCTTGATCATGGCGAGGGATCGATTGATCTCAACTTCCTTCGCTCTGGTCGCGCACCGCTGCTTTTGGATCACGATCCTGAAAAGCAGATCGGTGTAATCGAGTCTGTCAGCCTTGACGGTGACCGCGTGTTGCGGGCGAAAGTGCGATTTGGTCGATCTGCACTTGCTGAAGAGGTCTTTCAGGATGTGGTCGATGGTATTCGGGGGAACATCTCCGTCGGATATCGCGTCCACAAAATGGAAAAAGATAACACCGTTAAGAATGCTTATCGTGTGAAGTCTTGGTCCCCAATGGAAGTTTCCGTTGTTTCTATTCCTGCTGACCAGTCAGTCGGCGTGGGTCGAAGTGCGGTAGCGTCCGAAGTCGAACCTAAAGTTGAACCATCATTTAAAAAGGACACTCCTATGTCTGAATTTAACATTGATGCGGTTCGTGCGGAAGCCGCCAAGGCCGCTGCTGAAAACGCATCCGAAATTGTGAAGCTGGGTCAGCGTCACAACAAGAGTGATCTCGCTACTGCCGCTATTGGCGCTGGCAAGACCATTGATCAGTTCCGTGGTGAACTCCTTGAAGTCATCGGCAACCAGCCGCTGGACAACAAGGAAATCGGTCTGTCGAAGAAAGAACGTCAGGATTTCTCGGTTGTCCGTGCAATCCGCGCTCTTGCGAACCCGACTGACCGTGCCGCTCAGGAAGGCGCTCGTTTCGAATTCGAAGCGTCAGCCGCTGCTGCCCGTGCTTATGGTACGACGGCTCAGGGTCTTATGATCCCTGCCGACGTTCTCGGCAACTGGAAGCGTGACCTAAACACGTCGGACGACAACGAAATCGTTGCAACCAACCTGCTGGCTGGTGATTTCATTGACGTTCTTCGCAACTCGTCCTCGGTCATGCAGGCCGGTGCGCGTATGTTGCCTGGTCTCGTTGGCAATGTCGCCATTCCGAAGAAGACCGCTGCATCGTCGGCTGGTTGGATCAGCTCTGAAGGTGGTGCGGCTTCTGAGTCGGAACCCACGTTCGGTACTGTTTCGATGACGCCGAAGACGGTTGGTGCATTCTCGGATATGACCCGCCAGCTTATCCTCCAGTCCACTCCTTCGATTGAAGCTCTTGTCCGTGATGACCTCACGCAGGCACTGGCTCTCGCAATCGATGCTGGTGCGCTGAAGGGTGCAGGTTCGTCGGGCGCTCCCACGGGTGTGTACTCGACCTCCGGTATCAACACTGACTCCTTTGCCGGTGCGACACCGACATGGGCTGAAATCGTTGGTCTGGAAACCTTGGTGGCTGAAGACAATGCTCTCATGGGCAACTTGTCTTACATCGCTCCAGCAGGCCTCTATGGCACTCTGAAGACGACTGCCAAGGCGACGAACCAGGCGATCTTCGCTGTTGACAACGACGGCACGATGAACGGTTACCGCACCATCGTATCGAACCAGGCGACTGCCGGTTACCTCCTATTTGGTAACTTCAGCGACCTCCTGATCGGTATGTGGGGTGGCCTCGACCTCACGGTTGATCCGTACACTGCCTCGACCTCTGGCACGGTTCGCGTTGTCGCTCTTCAGAGCGTCGATGTGGCTGTTCGTCACGCGGTTAGCTTCGCACTGGGTACGCCCGCTGCGTAGTGGTTAATGGGGAGGGGTGGTCTCGGAAGTCGGCCACCCCAAACCATTGGAGATTGATATGAAATATCGTGTGATTAAATCGACTGTTGCTGGCGGAGCCATTCGCTCTGTTGGAGAGATCCTTGAACTCTCTGACTTTGCGGGCAAGGAACTCATGGCCTATGGTAAGGTCGTCCCTCACGATGAGACTGTTATCGAGAATCGCGTTGAGCCTGTAGAGATCCGCGATCCTAAGCCGCGTGGACGGCGCACGAAATAATGGGCATCGAGTCAGACGATGATCTGAACTTGTTCCTGGAGGTTGATGACTTCGCTGTTGTGGCGACATACACTCCCACAGGAAAGCGGAGCTTTGCGCTCAAGGGGATCTTTGACAATCCTCATGCCAGTATCACAGCCACGCAGATGATGGATGTGACCATTCCGCAACCTAAGTTTCTTTGCAGGACGGTTGACGTTCCTAATGCGGTTGAAGGTGACACGATCAAGGTTGCCTCGACCACATACACGGTTCGCATCGTACTCACGGACGGCTTGGGCATGACCACTCTGCTAATGGAGCGCAATCTCTAATGTCGCACGTTCGCCAGCAGATCCGTGATCGTATCTCGACTCTTTTGACCGGCCTTCCTAGCACTGGGAACAACGTCTATAAGATGCGCCGCTATGCTCTGGATGATGCAAAGCTTCCGGCTATTCTGATTTACACGATGGATGAGTCATCCTCGCTGATTACAATCGGCACTCGCACTATGATGCGGACGATCAACGTAGCTGTCGAGGTTATCGCCAAGGGTGCGAGTGCAACGATCCAAGATACAATCGACGGATTGTGCGTCAATATCGAACAAGCAATCGGAAATGACTTCCAATTGAATGGTTTGGCGAAATCAACTATACTCACAAGCACGGAGATCGATATATCTGTCGATGGAGAAAATCCGATCTCCTCTGCTAGGTTAACATTCGCTGTTCAGTATATCACAGCGATCAATTCGGTGGAGTCTGCACGGTGAAGATGGTTGAGCTTTTTCACGCTAATGCTGAGGAGTCGATTAAGGCTGCTGAGTGTGATTTGCAGTGCTTTGCCGAAAAGGGCTGGCATCCAATTAAGCCGGTGGATGTTCCGGTTGAAATCGTTGATTCTGAGGAGAATGTATAATGGCTACGCATACTGGAAGTGAAGGCACCGTGAAAGTCGGTGCGAATGCTGTTGCGGAGATCCGCAGCTTTTCGATTGATTCAACGGCTGATACCGCTGAAGACACGACTATGGGTGATTCATATCGCACTTACAAGACCACGCTCAAGGGCTGGTCTGGTTCGTTGGATTGCTTCTGGGATGAAACTGACACCACAGGTCAAGGCGCTATCGTTGACGGCGCTGAGATCACGCTGAACCTGTATCCTGAAGGCGCGACCACTGGTGATAAGTATTACAGTGGCTCGGCTATTGTCACCGGCACGACGATCAATTCTTCGTTCGATGGCTTGGTCGAGGCGAGCTTCAAGTTTCAGGGGACCGGCGCTTTGACACTGTCAACGGCATCGTAAAGGATAATTTGTGAGTCTAGCAAAACGCCTGGCAGCACGTCAGGACCAGAAGCGTAGTCACATCGAGGTTCAGGAGTGGGGCGAAGACGGTTCCCCACTCCTAGTGTACTACGGGCCGTTTCTCGCGATGGAAATGGACAAGATCCAGCGGAAGAATCCAAACTTCCTTCAGAACGTCTCTCTCGCTGGCATGACTGATATCATCATCATGAAGGCTGAAGATGCTAATGGAGAGAAGCTCTTCACGCTGGAAGATAAGCCTACGCTGATGCGTGAGCCTATGAACCTCATCACTCGGATTGCTGGGGCCATGATGTCCTCGGAGAGTGTTGAGGAGCAGGAAAAAAACTAAGAGCCGATCCACTAAGGTATAATCTCATAGCCTTGGCGGATCGGCTTGGCCGTTTCATTTACGAAGTTGAGACAATCTCACTTGATGAGTATAATGAATGGGTGGCGTATTTTAAGATAGAGCGGGAGCGCGAAAAAAATGGCCGGTGAGCAGCTTGATCTTAATATCGCTACTACTATCACCGGCATGGCTGCGTTCGATCAGGCGGCTGCTGGGATTAATCAGGTTCAGGGTGCCACTAACAGCCTGAATGATGCTCAGAAAAAACTCCGCAAGGAAACAGAGGAAGCTGCTAAGGCTATTCGTGGTCAGCGCATGGCTACCACCCAGCTCGGAATGCAACTTAGCCAAGTTGGAACCCAGATGGCTTCAGGCACATCTGTAGGTCTGATTTTTGCCCAGCAGATTGGTGACATTGGTTACGCACTTTCGGGAATGAGTGGAAGGCTTGGGGCTGTTGGGACGTTCCTCAGCGGCCCGTGGGGCGTCGGTCTTTCACTTGCTGCGATGGCCTTGATACCATTGATCAGCAATCTTATCGGGGCGAAAGAAGCCGCCGTTGATTTAGCTCAGACATCTGAAGAAACTCAGAATGCTATTCAGAATTATTACAAGGCAATAGGGTATACTGAACCTGTTGAGAGAGGTATTGCATCTTCTCGCAGGATGATCGCCACATTGATCGAGGAGCGACAGGAAGCCCTCAAAGCCGCCACGGCTCATATGATGAGAATGAAGATTATCCTTCAATCAAATATGTCTGTGGTCAGGGGCGAAGACAACATATTCAGGAAGATGTTTGGAGACAACCCTGCGGAAAAGGCAGCGGCTGCGAATGCTGCTGTTGAGGGCTTGATCGGTCAAATCCAGCAACTTCAAGGCGCTCTTAATAAGCCTGTAAAGATGCCAGCCTCTCCTAAGGTTAATGTGCCATCAGTGGGTGCTGGTTCGAGGGCTTCCTCTGGAATTGCAAAGATCAAGAATGAGGTGAAGAGCCTTGATGAAATGATCAATCAATCCACGGTTGATGCTTTAAAGTTTGCGGCTCAGATGGAAAAGATGGGAGATGAGGCTGGCAAGGCAATTGAGAAGACACTTCTTGATAGTATGCCAGATAATGTTCAGGCGGCTCTCGACACGGGTAAGGCTGGTATCGAAGCTCTTTACGCTCCGATCAATCGCGCCAAGGAAATGAGCGATGCAATGGGTAAGTCATTCTCTGACGGCATCAAGGGAATGATAACCGGAGCATCGTCCTTCAAGGATATGATGAGCAGTGTTATTGACTCTGTGATCAGTAAACTCTGGGATATGTTCGTCGTTCAGCAGATCGTTGGCCTTGTCGGAAAAGGCATCAGTGCGATCACCGGCATTCCAATGACCGGTAAAGCCATCGGTGGCTCCGTCCAATCCGGTCAACCGTACATGGTCGGTGAACGCGGTCCTGAGATGTTTGTTCCGTCGCGCAGTGGATCCATCGTTCCCAATGGCAAAATGGGTGGGGCAATGGTCGTGAATGTGGACGCCCGCGGCTCATCAGATCCAGCAGCAGTCCGCCAGCAGGTCGAACTCGGCATTGCTCAAGCGGCTCCGTATATCATTGCAGCGGCTCAGAATCGCACTCTGAAGACCGCTGGACGTACTCGCCTTCCAGGGACAATTGGCTAATGGCTACGATTACCTTTCCTAGCACACCGGCTCCATCAGGGATGTCATGGCGCTTGGTTCAACCGGCTCAGAACAACATCTCTGGATGGACCGGAGCGCGTCAGGTGCTTGCATCAGGTCGTGGCTGGTGGGAGTGTAGTGTTTCCCTTCCTCCTATGGTTGGTGAGGCTGCTGTGGCTCCTTGGAGGTCTTTCTTCGCCAAGATGCAGGGTGCTGCGAATGACTTCCGTTTGCCGGTGAATGAGATTGCTCAATCGTCGTCTACGGCAACTCCACTGGTCAACGGTGGATCTCAAACCGGACGTAGCATTGTAACTGATGGATGGCCGCTGTCGTCCAAGGTTCTTTCTGCTGGGATGTATGTCACGATCAACAACCAGTTGCTTCAGTTGACGGCGGATGTTGTTTCCAACGGATCTGGTCAGGCTACGATCTCTGTTGCACCGGCTGTGCGAACATCACCGGCTGACAATGCTCCGATTGAGTTCAAGAACCCTTATGCTTTGATGTATATGCTGGAAGAGCCGACTGTCAGCGTTGAACCTGGCTTGGTTTACTCGACATCGTTCTCCGCAAGGGAGGCCTTTTAATGTCTAACTTGAACGCAACGGTTCAGGGCGTCATCGAGGGCCAAGTGGTCAACGCTCGATGGGTTTGTTATCTGGATGTGGATACAGATCCTCTGCGGGCCACCACAGGGCTTTATGATAAGACATTCTCCGGAACCGGTGATGCGGATCTCGACGGCTTTACGTTTGAGAGCTATCCGGCTGAATTGATCTCGGTGTCAGAGGTCCAACATGACGAATCCGGCTCCAATCAGGTGTCTGTAAGGATGTCTGGTTTGATTGTGAACAACGTGGCATTCCTGAACCTCATCGGCGACAAAAGCAAATGGCAGGGACGCGCTGCGCGTCTCTGGTGGTATGTGGTCGATGAGAACGAGGCGCAGATCACCTCTGACGTCTACGGTTATTACACCGGATATATGAATGATATCACAATCAACGGAAGTCCTGATCAGCAGTCGATCACGATGACGATTGAGCATTATTTGACTACGCTTACGGTCACACCGAATAAGACATATGCGATGCAGAAAGAGTTCGACTCTGGTGACTTTTCTGCTGATGCATCCATTGCCGTGGCGAACGGAACGAGTGCGTGGGTTCAAAACGGTGTTGATGAGACCATGCTTGGCATCAGGACAGGCGG